GCGACATAGTTGAAGCTGCTTTCAAAGGAATACTAAAAGAGGCAGGCGTCAAGTATGAAGATACAGACAACTATGTTGAACTAGAGTGTCAAGGCACAAATATAAAAGGATCATATGACCTTGTAATTGATAACGCAGTAGATGATGTTAAGTCTGCTAGTGATTGGTCATATAGAAATAAGTTTGAGTCTTATGAAAAGTTGAGTGCTGGTGATTCATTTGGATACATAGGCCAGCTTGCTGGTTACGCTAAAGCATCAGGTAAGAAAGCTGGTGGATGGTGGGTAGTCAATAAGGCTAAAGGTGACATCAAATATATTGCTGCTACAGGGCTTGACATTGATGCAGAAATTACTAAGTTAAATGATACAGTTAGGACTGTAGAAAATAATGTATTTGAAAGGTGCTTTACTCCTGTACCAGAAATGTTTAGAGGTAGAGCAACTGGAAATACAATACTAAATAACAACTGTAAATTTTGTGACTATAGGAAAGAGTGCTTTCCTACGTTGCAAGAAATACCTTCTAAGGTATCACAAGCTAAGAACAAACCTATTGTTCAATACGTTATGTAAAAAGGAGAACTATATGATAAGCGAGAATGAAATCAAAGAAATGCAAGAACATATTGAAGAGATGGAAAAAGATATTGCAGAGAAAAAAAAGACTCTACGAGAAGCTAAATATGCAGGACTACGTACAGCAATGCAAGCACGTAAAGATGCAGATGAAGCTATTCGTCAAGAATTAAGAGACTTGGGAGTTCAAACAACATCTTTTGGTATGCCATTAAACTCTCTTTGGAAGTTCTAATGTACAATAGACGTTTCTCAAATGCTTTGAGGCTTGGGTATAGAAGTGGTCTTGAGATAAAAAATAAAGACTTTCTAGTTAAGCAAGGTGTTAAAGTTAAATATGAAGAACTAAAGATAGAATGGGAAGATCTCATGTATCGCATCTATACCCCTGACTTTGTATTGCCTAACGGAATTA